CGGTTTTCTTGTCGTTGTAAATAGACCACAATCTACGCCTACGGATTAGGTGCATGTCCCAAAACTTCACGCCGTCAGTGAAGCCTACGTGATAGCAACTTGACCCGGTGAATATCTTGGTCAGCGCGCTACTGGGCTTTTTCCCATAGATAAAAGCGATCTTCATAGTGTCGCTGCTAGTGCAAATAAGTCATCGATTTGTTGAGATGTAAGCCCAAGTGACGCAGCCACAACCTGAACAAGTGGTTTGTCTCGCCTAACAGCGTTGGAAAATTCCCATTCAATTCGCGCTTTATCGCCCAGCTCCCCCGGCATTGTTGCGACTGCATTATTGACTTGCGTTAGTAATCCTTGTTCAAGTAGCGCCAACCGTGCTTGGCGCATTTCGACGCTGGTAATGACAGGAACGGGTGGAGCATCAGCCGGTTCCGGCGTGTTGCCTTCGGCAAGCCATGATTGATAGGCAGCATAGTCAGTGTTGGCGGGGTCAGCCGGAATAAAAGAACCGTCCGTGGTTCGTAGAATGCTGGGTGTGTTGGTCAGTTTGTACATTTATAGCTCCGCGCTTAGTCTTAGTGTCCCGCTTATTCCAGAAAATTGCGTATTACCTGTACCTACGGAGAGTACCGACGCGAAAATACCAGAATTACTTGCGGCTGAAAATGACGGATTCGCTGAACAATTAAGCGCAGAATACGTTAATGTGGTTGCGTCTATTGTTGGTGAAACTCGCATTGGAACAGGAGTTTGGCTTGTCCAGTACAAACCATTCCCAGCAGCAGATAACAAATAAGCTGATGCGGCAATGGCTCCTGCCGGAATGGTTGCATAATACCTCTGACACAAAGCCAGTTCTACACCTATAGGCGTGTAGTCATAAGCGGTAGCAAACGCCCCCGGTTCCAATTTTAGCCGCCCAATAGTCCATGTTCCGCTAGTTTGTGCCCCAACACTTAATTCGACTTCTATTCCAGTTGTTGCCGCCGCTGGAACGCTAATTTGGGCGCTGTATCTTGTTAAGGTTCCGGTAACGGTAAATGTTCCCGTCCCAATTTGTGTTCGCGTGGGTGAGGCTAATGTACCAAACGTATCAGTGCTATTTGCACGCCATGCCGTCCAAGTAACTGTCGTCAATAAACTATTTGCCAAGTCAACCGATAAAGTTGCCGTAGCTCCCGCCAAATCTTGAGAATTTGCGGCTTCAATCCTTTGGGCAAAACCAATTTTTGTGACGCTGGCTGCTCCTGTAAATCGGTAATTAAACTGGTTAGGAGCGGTTCCAGCAACCTGCTGCCCTGTTACGTTAGCGCCAGTACAGTATCCGTAGAACCTGTCAATACAATACGCTAACGCCGCGCCAGCCGTGAAAGTTTGAGATGCGCCAGAATTGCGTTGGTCAATCGCCATAGCGCCGTTGATGATTTTATTCCGAAACCCGACAAGTTGACCGCTTAATCCAATAATGTTATTACCCCCTGAACCCTGTATTAGGCTCGGCGCAGTCGCCCATGTTCCTGCCGTTGCTTGAGTGCTTCTAACAATACCAAGAACCCTGTAAGCTACGTTTGTTCTAGCAGTGGTGGAGTAAACAACATTTATACTATCTGCCGCACCCGCCCCGCCTTCTGCCGTAGTAGTGACCAGGTTAATTTCGTCGAGTTGCGTACCGCCTGCAAGGTTTACCGCCGCAAGCTCAATCGTTCCAGCGTTGTTAATTGCTAGAACGACTATATCTGACTGTGCGCCGTTCGTAGTGCCGAGCGTAGAACCCGACGAAATGACCAAAGTAGCAGGCGTTCCGGTAACAGTCGTTACTGTTCCAGAGCCTAATGTTGTGCTTCTAAAGTCTAGGGTCAGAGATGATGCAGAAATGGTCAGCGCATTACCAGAAACAGAAGCCGAAATAGGCTGTATTTTTGATGTCGCAATAGTAGTGCCATCGGCTTTTTGATATCCTAATACTCGCCACCCATTAGCAGGCGTTCCATTCGGTACTACAATTGCACTATCACCCGCCGCAGTGGTGATGTTTGCCCCACCGGGTAGTATCAAAGTAGTCGCGTTGTGGGTAAGGGTCAGAACTCCGTCAAATCTAAGGTAACGTGGCCCGTTGTAGTTCGTCCCGAAACTTGTAATTGTCGTGGTTCCGGTAATGTTGAGTAGTACCGTATTTTGTGCGCCAATGTCCGTAGTCGCCGCGCTTGCCAGGTTTTGTGGCGTTCCTTGGCTGAATAATTGTTCCCATCGCAAAGAATCGCCGGTGGCAGACCCGGCACCTAGCCCGGTCAGCTTGTTTCCGGTCATCGGCAGGTTCCCAGTGACCGGCGTTTGACCGTCCGCACTTAAAGACTGAGTAAGTGCTGCGGCTACGTCATTGATTAGGTTTTGCCAGTCAACAGCCGTAGCAGAAACACCGTTTGTTGCCGGGTTCCAGCTATTTGTGAGTAGGTTATAGGTTCCACTGCCGTTACGTGCCATCTTGCTTTCCTTTACTGTGCGCCTAAAACTGGTGCTGCTCTGTAAGCGCCTTGTCTTAATGCTCTAATAACTTCAGGGGATACCATATTGTCAGCAAGTCCGGTTAATCTTCCTGCGCCATACATTGTCTCGCCCACAATTCTTGGGGAAGACATCGCCCCAAAAGCTAATGCAGCGGGTATGTTTCCGGTCAATGCCAATCCTGCGCCAGCCGTAGGTGCTGTAGCTCTTTGAATTCCTCTCGGCGTCCAGTCGCTTAATGCTTGCCCAGCCAATTGCGGCAAAATAGGCCTGCCGCCTGCTTCCTCTAATGCTCGAACTGAGGCCAGTCTTGCGCCATAATTAGTGTTTGCATTGTTACGCATAACAGACTGCAATTTCCGCAAAGCGGTGTCTGCCGTAGCTTTTTCGTTTAACGAAAGCGATCTAGTAACTTCCTCAAGAACTTCTGACGCTTGCGTGTAATCCTGCATTGTTTTTGAATAAATAGGCGCTTTTGTCGTTATTTCTTTTTTGATGCTTGCGTAAATGTTATCAACAGCAGCCCTTGCTGATTTATCCTCAAACGGCAATGATTCTCGAATTGAGCCAATTCTCTGTTTTAATGCGTCCAATCCTTCCGGCGTGTGGTATTCAACAGGGTTTAATCCTTGCCATGCGTTGATTTCATCTGATACGTTTTGCAGTGCTTGAGCCACTCTTGGGTTTCGCGCTTGACCTTTGAAAGTATAACTTTCAACGGCTTTATTAAAAGCATTTTGTATTGGCGTCATGTCAATGATTTCTTGCGATTCCTTAACGCCAGCCATATTTTGCTTATATGCAGCAGTTCGCGCTTTCCTCATCGCGTCCAAATTAGCCATTGCGTCATCAAGTACAGACATCATATTGGCATCATCAACTGGTCGCATTGCGTTACGGAATGCCTGCGCTTGCGCCCCGCCAGCTTTTCCAGCTTGGAATGCTTGCGACAAAGCCTCATCACCTACGCCAGTCGTTGTGCCTAAAATTTTCCTAGCTGCCGTTGCACCTTGTCTTGCAACCGGAGCCGCCAGTGGAATAGCTGCACTAATCGCCGCCGAAGTTCCCGCATCTTCCGGGTTAATCATTCCCCCCGCCAGTGCGCCAGTTGTTCCTGCCGCTCCTGCTCTCAAAGCTAAATCAGCGGCTTTTGCGCCCGTTGTCGTAGGCGTAGCTCCAGTCGTCATGCCTGACGTTCTTAATGCGTTTATTAGAGCGGGAGCGCGTGAAGCCACACCGGGTATCATTCCGAGACCTTTGGCTAAAACACTACCTGCCCCGCTAGTCCCCGCGAACTGGGTAAGTATTTTTGCAGCCTGAAAATCTGCCGATTCCGGGTCTGCACCCATTGATTGCAAACCTTGTTCTATTGCTTGTCTGCGTTCAGGGTTTCCAATAGATTGAGTATTCCCCACCAGCAAATCATAAGGGGTCAGCAATGTCGCACCAATTGAGCCAGCACCTTCAACAGCGCCAGCAGCACGGTTTAATTTTTTCACTACAGAACGTCGAGCATAATCAGCAACACCTTTGCCTAGTCTTTGTAATAGGCTGGGTTCTTGTGGTGTTTGTGGAGCTTGTGGAGCTTGTGGCGTTTGATTCCTTGCGGCTTTATAAGCAGCAGCAACAGTTTCAAACTCAGGCGTACCTTGTTTGTCCTGATTTTCGACTATCCACTGAGCGTATTTTTCTGCGCTCATTTTTTGCCTCTGTTTAAAATTGCATCAGCAGCATTAAATAATTCGTTTGGTGGTGTAGTTTGGGCTGGCTGTATAGTTTGAACGCCTTGAGCATTTTTTGCCCTTGCCACGCCCTGTCGAATAACAGATTGAAATTCTCTTGCAGCTTTAGTGAATTCAGCTTCACTACCTGCCGCATCCATCCTAGCAATTGCATCAGTTGCTTTTTTACCTTCAACCTCAGTAATTGCACCCCCTCCTTTAAGAGATTCAAATGCTTGTAAGAACTGTTGCCCTTTGAGTTGGTCAAGACGAATATCAAAATCTTTAGCAGGAGTGCCTGGAATTTTTTGGATTCCAAGCAAACGACTCGCCCCGACCGCTTGTTTCATTCCTGGGGCATTTAACAAATCATCAACAAGACGAATTGTCTCTTCACCTTGCGTTATTGCTTTTGGAGCTTCTAATCGCGATTCTGTACGCATTTTTGCTTCGGTTGTTGCTGCCGCTTTTGCTCCAGCTAAAGAACCTTGTAAGGTCGGGTCATCAGAAGCTTTGATAACCGGCTGACCATTGATGGAGCCAAGCGACAATTCACCTGTACGCGCATTGCCCACGGCGATGCCCTGGGGTGTTCCGATGAACTGGTAATACCCTTGTTGCTGCGGCTGCATACTACGGCGCAACTCAACCATTTCGCGCTGGAATTGGCGTTGCATTTCGGCTTGTTCTGCTGCGCTGGCGTTTCTAGCCTGTAGTTCTGCCATGCGCGACTCTTGCTGGAATCGAAGCTGGTCCATACGAGCCTGTCGTGCTGTTTCAGCCTCTTGCTGACGGAATGCTCGATCTTCAACCCTTTGAGCCGCTGCCGCTTCCAGTTCAGGAATTCGACTAATTCCTTGCATTGCCATCTGACGATAGCCAGCATCAGGCGCACCCATCAATGCTCTATAAGCGCCTGGCATATCTTGTGGCTCTGCGGGTCTTGGTGGGCCAGCAACATCGGGCGGCAATACTTCAGCCGGTCGGCCTAACGCTTTTTCGGTGAAACCGCGAAGCGCGTTAGCTAAAGCTTTTTCTCTTTCACTTCCGATTTGCGTTATTTCTTCCTGCGCCATTTGTTGCCCACGCATACCGCCGAGCGAACGAAGGCCAGCGGCTAGATATTCAAGCGGGTTAGGGGCAACGTATATATTCCCCACCATGCGGCCTTGCGGAGCTTGGTATTGAGCTTGCTGGCCGTAGCGTAATGCTCTTTCACGCGCTAGTTGCAGTTGTTGTTCGTAGTCTGTCATGATTACCTTCCAAACAAACTAGGGAATTGTTTGCCAAAGAAATTCCCGCCCAAAGAACCGCCGCCAGCAACCGGCAGCCCGGCAATTCCCATCCCTAATCCAAAAATGCCGCCCAACGGGCTGGAGGCTTGCTCGGCGTTGTAAGCGTTCAATTGTGCGCCGTATTGAGCATTAGCAGCATTCAGGTAATCAGGGCCTTGCGTAGCGTTTTGCAGTGCAAATTGCTGGAACTGAGGCGCTTGCACTTGGTTGCCAGAGCGTAGCGCGTTAATCAGGTTGAGCGGTCGGTCTTGCAGATAAGCCTGTTCTTGAAGTGCGGCAGCACGGTTAGCTTGGTCAAGACTGATACCCTGCATTGCAGCTTGCGTCATCAGATCATTAGCTTGCTGGTTTTGCATCGCCATCTCACGCGAGAATGCGTCAGAACCGAGACCAATGCCGGTATTAGCCAGCCGTTGCCGGGTGGCTTCTTCTTGCGCCTGTAGTTGTGGCCTAAGTCTTGCCAAAATCGCTTCTTGCGCGGTCTGTCCGACATTTATACCTCTGGTCGGTAAACCGCTAACGTCTAGCTCAGGGTTTTCAAATATCCGGCGAGCGCGGTCAAAACCAAGGTTGGCAACCTCGCCGTATTTCCGATTGAGCGCTAGTTGCTCGTCAAGTGCGGATTGGGCTTCCGGGGTCAAATTGGTGTATTGTTCCCATACGCCATCATCATCGGTCGGTCTTTTATAAGTCAAAGAACCCCAGGGGGTGTATTGATTTATGCGGTTCGCTTTAGTAGCGTATTTTGCGGCCTCTAAATTGCCAGCCGCCGTTTGTTCTGCCGCGCCGCGATAATCTGGCGGGGGGGGTGGGCTAGAGCTGCACATATTTACCTCAATTCATAAACCATTTCGGTTGCCATATTCTTAAACCCCATTCTTTGCCATAACTTGCTAACTCTTAAGTCAGTCACGGCTGTACAATAGGCTTTTTGAACGTCAAGTTTTTTTAGTTCAGCCAATACATGCTGCACTAATTTCTTTCCTATGCCATTCCGATGGTTTCGGGTAACGAATAACGCATCTTCTTTGGCTATTTTATCACCGTTATGCATATCATTGGTAATATAAATCAAACAATATCCGACACATTCAGCGTCGTGTTTTACAATAAAAAACTTTAACCAGCCATCATTATTAAATTTGATGTACCTGTCTAGTTGCGGATTAAATGGCGAAATTTTTATGCCATCTTTTTCTAATCGTTCTTTCATTTCTTGGTAATGCTCACTCGTCAATCGGCAAAAATCAGGCAAATTGTTTGCTATTTTTGCTTCATGAAAAGTGTACATATTTAGCCTTATAAAACAGAGTTGGCAGGCTGGTAGACATAATCGACATTGGTGAATCGTACTTCTGCCCCGTTATTTTGCACTTTAAGCCTTAGTGCGGCAGAGTTTGCCACCGCCCCGACAGTATTCCAGCCAGTCGTCGAACGTAACCCGCCGCCCCAAACCATTGAACCCCATGTCATTGAACCCCACACCATACCCGTAGGTGCGACAAAACTTAACGTACCTTGTGGGTCTTGTGCCAGATAGTTTGTATTCAGACCGTAAACAGCAGTCGGGTTTCCGCTTGTTAAAATGTACGGGCGCACCATGGTGAAATACTTATTGAATGCCTTGTTGCCAAAGTAACCGAAGGCGGTCAGGCAGTCAGATTGAATAGGCGCGGACACGTCAACATTAGACACCCACGCTTTGTAGACTTTGGTGTTGTCTGCGTAATAAAGCCCTGTTGAGGCACGCAACAACACGTTCGCATTCCAGCCGGTGAACTTAGTCCATGCGCCAGTAATTGTGTTTTGTGCGAACTGATACGCCCCGCCGGTTGCCGGTACGTTCAATAACATCATGTTTTCTTCGGGGAAAAGACACAATTGCCACCCGAATGCTGACGAGAAAGAATTGGCAGCTATTGAGACACTATTCTGTATTTTGTCGGTCAAAGCCACTCGTCTATCGACACTTGCGGACAATAACCCTCTGCCTAAAGGAAATACACCCTCGGTCGTATTAACAGCTAGATCGCCGCCGTACTTTGCCGCGCATCGTCTGCCTAGTGGTCGCCCAAGCTGAAACACGCCAATGATCGAAAAATCACCGCCCGCACCTGGATTGCTTCCTCGATAAACCGCTACCTCGCCATTAGTAGATAGCACGACAAAGTGATCGTCAGCGCCAGAGCCAGCGTCAACCGTCCATGTATAACAAGCCTGAATTGAACCGCCATTTCTAAACACGCTTGACAAGTCAAGAGTGCCAGCAGCGCCCCCAACCTGACCAACCGGCAGAAATGCCACCGTCATACTGTTTTTAACGACAAAGTACAACCTCGACTTAAACACGCAAACATGCACCAGGCTGGTAGTCGTCACGCCTGTAATCGAAGGCGACGACGCTCCATCAATGGCCGTCCAAGTGGTCCCATTGAATAACTGAGGCTTATCTACCCCGTTGACCAGGTACAGAAAAGACCCGCCAGCGGTCGTCACGTTAGCATCTTGCCATTGCGCCGAAGTCTGGCCGGTAACGACTGCCGCGCCAAGCGTTCCAGCGGTTGTAACGTCAAATATAGACCCGCCAGCCGCAGCAAATAGCTTAGATACGCCTGACGTTGGAAGATACTCAACCAGCGTTTGCACTGGGTTTGTAAAGCCAGTAACGTGGTTTGCGCTACCTTTTCTGATGCCTAAGTAACCCGGATATGGCCACCAGTTTTCAAGAATGGGCGCGTACTGAGCAGGCATGTCGGCAATGCTATCGCGGTCATTGAGACCACCAACTGGGGCGGGAATAGAGGTAGCGCGTGCTGTTGCCATTATTTGATGCCCATTAAGCCTAATGGCTGATTGTTGCGCTCCAATATTCTGAGCATGTTTTCATTTCCGGGAAATACCACAAAGTTTGAAGTGCCAGCGCCAGCGCCGCGACTGCCTTGATCTAAGTATCGAATGCCGGGGATACCTAGCTCATTGAGTCGCAAAGAAACGGCTTGGGGAGTGTTGCCTAAGTTTGTTCTTCCTGAAGTTATATTGAGCCCAGTTGCATCTTCCAATGCTTCACGCTTTGTCGCGTACGTATTGCCGCCATATTCCCAATAGTCGCCGCGATTAACAGGCGCATCGTTTATAGCGTTAATTATTGTTTTGTCGCCTGACTTTAGTAGCGCCGCCCGCACTTCCGGTGCTTGCTGACTTAATGGCTTATCCCAATCCAGCATTTTTGCTATAGCTTCGTCTGGTAGGTCTACTTTGTAAAGCGCGCCTTCTGGTTTAATAGTTTTTACTATTGGGCGCTCGCCAGCATCTAATAATTTTAATGCTTGTTTTGCGGAATCGGTAACGGATTTTGCCCCTCCCGGTCTAGCTAATACAGCAAGAGACTGCCGCGCAGCTTCAACATTTCCAGATTCGTCAGACAATATGCGCGCCAAAAAATGTTTGGGAATTCCTGAATCAAGCAATTGCCCATCAACGTAATCATCAGAATGTGTTAATGCTGTTTGATATGCTTTTGCCACATCCGGCGACTCTGCCAGATACAACCCATGCCCATACGCTTGCGCGCCTTCGCCAGTTCCGATCTTGCTTGCGTCGAAACGGTCGAATTTGTGTGGGCTACCGTGCCATACAATCGCCCCGCGTTGTCCAGCAAAGCCAGGGGTGTTTAATGTAGCTGGTGCCATAGCGTTTTCAATTGCGCGGTTAGCACCTGCCGCTATTTGTGGCGCTTTGGCTGTCGCCGCCATAGGAAAAATCATTCCAAAAGTTTCGCCTACGGTTTTCGGTATTCCTTCTTGTACTGGAACGGTCAACCCTACATCCTCCATCCAGCGCGAGCCTCCCAACGCGTTTTCAGGAACAGGTACGCCCATTTTGCGAAGCCCAGCGGCTATTAAGTCCACCGGCGCAGAGACACCGCTTGCTATGGTGTTCGAGGCGCTTTGTGCGGTATCTCGCAGAGCTTTAATTATGGCTTTTTTGTCCATATCAGCCTGGGAAATTTCCGTCTTGAATGTTCCACTCGGTCAACAGAATATTACGCGGGAATGAGCCAAGTGACAATTTTTGAGCCGATTTGTCCTGCGCTTTTATGGTATCAAACATGGCGCGAAACTCGGAAACATCAAAGCTTGCATCCAAGCCTTTCGCGGCCTTCCATTGCACCTTGAGGCCGGTCAGCATCAGCGAATCATCAAACATTGATACGTCTGTGTCAGCTTGGTACTTGTACCGATAAACCCCGCCGCCAGCATCAATCCAGTTTTTCGAGACATAGAAAAACGAAAGGTCAAGGCCGCCAGTCGCAGGGTCAACCTCGACGAAGTTATTAGCTATTCTGAAACGAAGATTGGGGCCTTGGCTGATAATGGCTGATTTGTATATCTGCCACTCTTGAGTAGTCGCAGGACCTATGAGCGGCCATCGTGACGTTCTATCCCATTCGGTCTGCGGTATTTGTCTGAGCCAGTCAGTAGGCAGTGCATATTGCGACTGCCCCTGCACCGTGGTGAAGCTGTACTCTTTATTTAGCTTCTGCCACTCATATTGCCGAGAAATGTCACGTCCGAGCCTGTTTGCCAGCGCCAGCAATTGAACGACCTGCGGGTCTGTATTGCCGACAACAAAGCTCGGACTTGGTAATAACCCCAACTCGCCGGTGACTTGTTGTATCAGTTCGAGCAGGGTGTAATTCATTTATTCCTCGACTTCCTCTTTGATTTGTCGTTTGCGTTTGATTTCAGGGTTTTGCAATGAAGCTTTCAGCGCTTCAAACTCTTGCTTGAGCTTTTCGTTTTCAGCCTGCAACGCGCTAATCGGTGCATTCCCTGCCGCTGCCGCTAAGTAATCACGCGCTTTCTTGCGTAATTCCATCCAGCCAATACCGATACGCTGTAATGCAGCATCGTTGACTTCGGCCAAGTTTTCAACAGTGCGAATGCCAAAATACTCGGCTTCTTTACACTGAGACTTAGTAACCTGCGGCCATTGTGACAAAGGCGTTCCGATCACTTCGCCAGCCAGCCCCGCTTCAAATTCACGCCACTGGCGGCTATATTTTTGTTTGTAGTGCTCGTCTGCTTTTACTTCAAGAATGTTCAAACGATCACCGGGGTGTTGAATACGAATGAAAGGCATTTCCTTAAAAATAGGACGGCCAGCCTTTTCGCTTTCGTATCTTAGCTCAACGGATTCCATGAAAAATTCTACAAAACTGCCGGATTGAGGATTGCTCATATCGACTTTCTAAAAATGCCCGAGGGCGTTGATAAAACAGGGGCGCGAAGCCCCTGCCCTTAATACGTAACCCAGTTAAGGTTATTTCGACCTAAAAAACGACCTTGACCAGCAGCCGCAACTGAAAAACCGGCATTAGCAGCTAAAGCGTTAATAGCACCACCCGTTGCCGGATAGACTAAAACAGCGTTAGCCCCAAGGTTTTTCACAGTAACCTCTGCACAAGGTTCGGCCGGGGGCAAAATAACACCAGTGCTGGCTGCCGCTGTCGTTACTATGACATGAGCGCCAGTTACTAGGGTTGCCGTGCCTTGAGTTGAACCCGCAGCAGTCACGTTGTCTTGAACGTCGCCACACACCTGTTCGGTTAGTGCAGCAGCCATTCCGACACCCATACACCGTGAAGGGTAGCTCATAATCTACTCCTTAAACAGAAGCAGCAGAGAACCAGCCACGATCACCAGTCGCCATAGCAACAGCAGGCGAACGGTATGAACCGCCCGTAGCAGTCACTAAAAACGTGGCGGCGTTGACGGTACATACTGCGGTCGAGGCGGTAATAGTCGCGTTAGCTTGTGCATAAACATAACGACGACCATCAGAGCCAAGAGTTTGAGTACCCAATTGCGGTGCATCTTCTGCGCCAGAAGTGGGGCCAACATCAGCGGCCAGAGTGATGGTATTGAAATCACACCCCAAAACCGGGGAAACGGTAAACGGTGCAGCCATTTTAATTCCTTTCAGAAATAGGGGCTTACGCCCCGTTTATTTAGTCAGTCAGAACGCCTTGATAACGAGGGCCGGAGCTTGTCAAGTTACCTGCCCAGCCAATCAAGCGCACCATTGCGTCCTGGTTGACGGACATACGGTCGCCGCCAATAGGCACAAAGTTACGGTCACGATGGGGACGGAAGAACAGATACTTGGTATTCAGAAAGTACATGCGGTTCGTGTTCAATTGACCACCGATACCGCCATCCAAATACACATCGCAGTTAAAACCGGCACCAAAGTATTTCAGGCTAGTGAAACCGGCACCGGCTGACGTTTCCGAAGTGATACGCTGAATTGCTTGCAGCGATTCCAGATAGAAACGGTAGTAGTTATTGCCGGCAACGATGATATCCGGACGATCTGCACCGCGCACCAACTGAACGGCAACCCGGTTCATGTACGATTGAATGTTAGCCACAGAAGCAGCAGCGCCGCCGTCAGTGGTAGCATCAAAAGCTACGTTACGCCAGAACGAGAAGTTAGTACGGTTAATGCCGCCGTAAGTACCGGAACCGGGCGAAGCTGCTACAGCTAAAGCCAAGCCGGTAATATCCTTGCCGCCATTACCAGTGCCGTCAGAGTAAATACCAGCGCTGATATCGTTCATCAGTTGAGCTTCGGCAACCTGAACGCGACCCTCTAGCAAGTCGATGATCTGCTCTTTGCCAGCATTTTGCAGCACTTCCAGACCGCTCATTGAAACAGCAGCGGCATATTGCTTAATGTCAAACTGAGCAGAAGAAATTGGGCTGTTCGGGGTAATGTCGATAATGTCATACCCTGAGAAAGAGCCAGCATTTTCTGTTGCCGGATCGTTATACATAACCTCTTGAAGAATAACGTTACCGCCGGAAAATGGCTTGACGTTACCGCGCTCTTTGAGTTTGTATAACAGTGCGTTGTTGTTGGTAGTGCTGTCGGCTAAAGTGCCGGAACGAGATTGAACGGTGGTTGCGACAATGTCGCTTAAACCTGCAAAAGTGGCCATGATCGGCTATCCTTTCAGTTAGAATCAAATTGCGCTGCAATAATGTCCCGCAGCGAACCTTTAGTACCGGGCTGAACCCCACCAGAAACAGGACTAGAGCCTTTTACACTTACCGCAGCGGTTCTCGCTTTTTGCGCTTGTGCTTGCTCTAATGCTTTCTTTTGGGCTTCTGCGCGTTGCTGATCTAACAGGGATTGCCTGATATCTTGACGCATCCATACAGCCATGTCGTACGCTTCTTCTAGTGTTTTGGCTTTGCCGGTTTCCAGCAAGTCGGCCATATCACCGCGCACAGCGTCGAAGTGCGCTTTGTCAGCAGTCGCAAACTTGGTTAATTCAGAATTAGCCCTAGCCTGTTCTTGCTGTTGTATCTGATTTTGCCACATTTGTTGCTGATTACGCAACTGTTGCAGCTCGCTCATTAAATAATTTGTTTGCGGGTCGAGTTGTGGCGGTTCTTGTACGCTGTTCAGGTCAATGCCATATTCTCTCGCCAACTGGGAAAAATACTGCGCTTTTGTCGCCGGGTCTGATGTTCTAAGAATGGTATCAGCACGCATCAGGGCAGAAATGGCGGTCGGTGCATCTACTCCCAGGCGCTGCAAGTGAGCCTGGTACGGAGCAATGGCAGCATCGTAGGCTTTTGCGCGTTCGCTGTGCGACTTGAATTCGGACACGCCTTTATGGAAGTCAGATTCGCGCCGCTCTGCTTCTGCTGTTAGCAGCTTGATTTCCTCCGGCGTCAGGGCTTCGCCACGATCAGCCTTCAGGAAAGCTTCTTGCGCCGCTGGTTTCCAACTGGACGGGGCTTTGCGTGGGGCAGGTTCAGTTTGCTCAGTTGGCTCGATCTCTTTTGCAAATTTTCCCGCTTCGTCACGGGGCTGTTCGGTCTGTTCCGGCTCTGGTGTTGGCTCTGGCGTTGGCTCCGGCTTAACTTCCGTGCTTTCCTCGGCTTTTTCTGCGAATGCTTCTTCTAATGCGGTGCGTAAATCACTCATGGTAGGGTTTTCCTATCTGTGCCGCCCTGAATATCCACCTTCAGTTCGGCGTGGCGCATCTCTGCGGACACAATAAGCCAGTGGGGGCTAATAACCTCTCGATGCCATCACTTCGGCAATAGTACGTTTTCTCGATTCCCGGTCATCACGGGGCTGTTGTTTCGTCATTGCTGTTTTGATCTCGTTGCCGATTTCAATTAAGCCGTGTTGTTTCAGGTGCGCCCGGTGGTGGCTTCTCGATGTAATCATCTCGCCGGTCTGCATGGATTGGTAAGGTTGAATGTCTGGCATGACATAGTGCGAAGCATTCGACGGTGCGTAATATTGATCTTTCGGCACTAATTCGCCGGTTTCAGGGTCTTGGATGAAACTTCCCCGAATAGGCTTTCCAGTGAAAATTTTGTCAAAATTCCCTGAAAAGGCATCGTGGTTAGTCGGTCTTTGTTTGCTGCCCTTGCTCATAACAATAAAACCTCCAGGTCATCCTCTTCTATTGCGTTTTCTATTTGCTTTTGTATCAGATTTGCAACTATTCTTTGTAATTTTATATTGTTTTGCAAAAATTGATAGTCAAAATCTGGGTATTTTTCAAAAATCTCGGCTTTTACTTCCGGTATTTCTTCGATGATTTGCGGGTTTTCTTTTATTTCCTCGATGATCTCTTTGATCTGAGGTTTTTCCAACATTTTCTTGTACTTATCCAGCCACCATGCGCCGTAATGCCCACCCGTGATAACTGGCTCAGGCGGGTCAGGCTTCGATGGCGAAGCGCCATCGATTAACTCAAGGCTGAGTAAATGGATCCACATGGATCAGCCAAAAGTCAGCGTACTGATGTTGTTTTCTGCGTCATCTACACGGGAAACGCTGGCAGGTGCTGGCAAATCTGTGGGAGGCGGAATCAAAGTGCGCAAAATGTCAGCGGGCGGAACCGTCAGGATGTTGGGCGCGTAGCCATTGCCAATAACTACAGTCGAGCCATCGTCTTCGGTTGTGCCATTGGCGTTGTCGCAGCTAATAACCTCGCTGGTTTCTGGATCGCGGATCAAAACTTGGATGGCAACGGTTTTTGTGGTCATGATAAATCCTTTGTTAATTGAAAATCAAGCGGAAGCAATAAAGCCAGTCACGTCACCCGCCGCAAGTCCGGTGGCCGTGTTATCGGTCAATCCTCTAGCGGATGTGACTGCGATCTGAATGCCAGTTGAAAAACCTAGCCCGCCAGGGAAATTGACAGTCCGTGCTTGGCTAGGCTCTAAACAAACCTCAAACAGCGCACTTGTGGTGCCCATAGTGACACTTGTGGCATTAAAAAACTTGACATAGCGCCGAGTAACAGCAGCATTGTGCAAATCGTATCCCGCCAGTCTACCGGCCGAACCTTTGATGGATTGCCCTGCGGGGGTTGCCGGAGAGGTTACAGGAGCAGCCGATGCCGCACCCGTCGCTGTGCTTCGGTACTGAATGCCAAAATCACCGATGGCATTAGTACCAGCAGCAATAGAGCCCGTACCGATGTTGGCAGTAACCGTGCCCGATACAGGCTGCGTGCCACTGATCTGGGCCGCTGGAATTGGCTCCGTAGCGTATGCACCCGGCTGAATCTGAATGGTCGCAGTGCCCGATGTCCACGCAGTGGCGCGCACGCGGAACCAATTCAGCCCGTTAACCGCTAGCTCCCAGCCATAAGCGGGAGGTGCGCCCAATACGCCCGATGTCGTCTCAATTGTGTTGGCGTTTGTGCGTACAGCCTGAATGCCAAACCAGTTGCCATTGGTGCCGTTCGTGCTGTTGAGCGATCCCTCAAAAGTAAAGTTGACGCCCGCAAACGTACCAACAACGTACACCATGACGTTAGACACGCGGCTGACGTTAGACGGCACCGCGCTGCTTGCACTTGTGATTGTCCCGGTCACTAGCGGATACCCGGCAGGCTGCACAGCGACCTTAAGCCGCCCTGCTTCGTCCATCTTGAGAATGGTGTAGTCGCCGTCATCCGCTGTCGATGTGTCAGTATCTGATCGAATCGCTAACATCAGATTACCGATTGCGCCTGTAACGTGTAGCGTGTCCTCAGCGTAAGCTGACGCGCTCGTAATCGGCAAAGGCGTTGCCCGTAGCTGCGCGTCAGTCACCGGGCCAGTAACAGGCATCGGGTTAGCCGCAGTTACAGGCGAAGAAATACCATCGCCGCCGATGTCAAGCTTGCTGTAAGGGTACTTAACACCCGCCACATCATCGGCAGCAAACGTATCGCCACCTGTCCCAGGATTGGCCGTAAAGTTATCTGCCATTATTCGCTTTCAATTTCAATGACGCCAATTGCTCGACCATCTTGCCCACGCTCCACAATTTTACGCTTCGGCTTGTTCATTTTGGTAACTGCATCAGCCAACATCGCTACAGCTTGCGCCATGTTGTTTTGTTGGTCGCTCAATATGTTAGCGGCCTGGTCTGCCATCATTTTTACTTCGTCGCCAACTTTTTGTAAATGATTTTCGCCCTCGATTTGTACTGATACCGCTGGCTTTTCTGCCGCTTGCGCGGTCATTTGTGCAATTGTGATTTTAGTTTCAGCGTCAATCCTGGCTTTCATTTCTGCGCGTTCTGTTTCAGCCTGCTGGCGCATGATTTCGAGATTCTGGGCTTGTCCTGCTTTGAATTGCTCAATCTGCAAACTTGCTTGCAGCTTGGCTTGCTCGATTTGCCCTTGAGTTTGTAGTTTGGCCTGCTCAATCTGCGCTTTAGTCTGCTCAACTTGCGTCATGGCCTGCATTTTCATTTGCTCCGGGTCTGGCTGCGGTTCTGCGGGTGGCTTAGGTTCGTTTAGTTTTGCCAGAGCTGAATCAAAAGCGGCCTCCATCGACCGCCCACCCTTAAATGCCCGAACGCCGAACATGAGCATCTCACCCATCAGCGGGGCAAGCTCCGGCACCTGTTGAGCAACCGGCAATACCCGCTCCATGAACGTGCCTACTGACGTTAAAAATTCCAGCCGGTTCTGCTTTTCCGTGGATTCGTCCATTTCGACCAAAGAATCTGCCGCGACTTCAATCCTGAAACCCCTCGACGGTTCACTCTTGAGCAGCATTATTGCCTGTTCAGCGTATTGGGCATCCTGAGTGCCGCCGATACCTGACATTTCGTACAGTGTACGTGGCGAGTAAAAGTCGCACATAATCTGTGCTTTTGTTCGCAGAATCTCAGAGGAAAACAAGGCAACCTCGGTTTGTAGTCGCCTCAATCTCAGACTTGCGTATTGGCTTTTGATCTGTTGCGCGGTAGCAGTTTCCGAGGCCATCGAAGCGCCTCGGATGATGTCTGACAGGCCAGTGATTTCATATACGACCTGCTTGGCCTGCTCTCTGGCGTTGTAGCATTGTGCTAATGCTTGCAATACAGATTCCAACGGCAGGAAGTCAACAACACCCTTTAACCCGCCTTTTTCTGCGAATGCCGCCCAGGTATCGACTGGGATTAACGTATTGTTGACACCTTCGGACAACATTCTTTGAACGCTTGGCTGGTTTGCGTCATACACTCCAACGACCTTAACAGCTTCGACTAGCATACCGATTCGATTGGTCAGCATGTCGATTTCTTCGGCTTGGTCTTGGTATAGCGAAAAATCAGCAACCGGCACCAATGTGTCAGTGGTTTGTGTCGCAAACAGGGGTTTTGGGCACGGCCAGAAGTTATCCAGGCCTAAAGGGTCGTCTTTAATGTCTAGCGTCTTAGAATGACCTTGAGCAACCCAATACACCATTTTCGACGTTTTACACCAGATTTCCCAGACTTCAGCCTTTTTCATGTCGTCCAGGTCTTCACTTTCGACGCCATTTTTTTGTAATTCGTCGAGGCCGATAGGCTCATGAACTAACGGCACTTGCTTGAAGTCTTCACCAAACCGCTTAATACCCTCAGATCGGCTCATGTACACCCGGCGAGCAACCCACGTCACTTCGTCCCAGCTTCGCGCCGGCGAGTATCTGAAGTCTTTCCAAAAAACATAATCAACCGGGGTGCATTCGTATTTGTAAGCCATCGGCGTTATTTGCGCCTCGCCGCCCTCAATTCCGGGTGAGGCATCCGTTGGCATTGCCTGTTCTTTTTCCTCAAAACGTACCCAGGTTACACCCCTGCCAGGCAGCAGTCGGTCAGTAATCGCTAATCTGATCGAGCTGTCAAAATCGCCGTAGTGGTCGATCTCGTACTGTAAACAGCGCTCAAGAATCACTGAAGCGGTACGTCCGACCGGGTCGGAGTCTTTCCAGCGCCTGGCCACCTCTGCCCGTGGCGTTTTGCCGTACAGCGCTGGAATCATGGTCTGGATATTCGACCACAATATATTAAAGCGCTTCCCGCTAGTAGCCCAGCCGGCGCGGTCGTCTCGATATCTTTTAACTATCTTATCGCCGCGCTCGATAAATTTTTCATCTTCGCGCTTGGCAAGTTTTAACTCGGCCAGCCATTTTGTGCTTGCGTCTACTGGGTTCATGTGGGTATTCCGTATTTTTTGAGAAGCGGCTTGTCGGTCATGATTCTTGACCAGGCTTCTTCCGGGCTTTCCGCAACAGCCACCAGTCTTTCGGGTGTTGCGCTAGTTTTTAACTCTGCGCCATTTGGGAACAAATAATATGCTGTTTTGTCTTCACATTTAACAGGGTGCCACATGACATATTGCACCGCGCCAATTTTATCAATGACGGGCGGCCTGGCTTGTGGGTGCGCTTGTACAAATATCATGGGACTATGCTCACTCTTACCGCGCCGTTTGCTACCATAGGCGTGCCGTTTGAATATGTCGCCAGTGCGCCTGTCGAGACACACAAAGCGCCGTCGTTAGCTCTAGGCAGTCCATTTGACCACACCACACCCACAGGAAGTCCAGCAGTAGCATCAAAATATCGAATCTGGCCAGCGTCTGTCATTAAAAGACCATTAGCGTACTCATCACCACCAGTTGAAATAGCCCTGTTCAAATCACCAGTACTGGATAAAAGCACACCATTCCGAAATGTGTCTGTCGGCTGAATAGCGCCAGTTCCTAATTGCACTACTTCGGTAGCTGATACTGTAAATATAGACATTAGTATCTTTCCTGTTGGCGTTTAACGTCTTGCCACAATTCGTCTAAAGGTGCTGTAATTATGACACCGTTTTGTGCTTTTATGTTGAATATTGCGGGTTTTTCGGGTTCTTTTGGCTTAATTTGTTCCGCAATCAGGCATCCGTAACTGAATCCGTCGCCATCATGTGATGCCCAATTGTGGTCTGGGTCGCTTGAAAATATGCGTCTTTCCTCGTCCCATATATAACTCCAAGCGCTTAAACCTTCTAGCCCTTTTTCACATTTGTCGGAAAATTCGCATCTTTGAATAATCCTTCTGGCGGCGTTTACTCTGTCAGATTTTTTGCTATCAGGGGTTATGTCAATTTTGTTTGCGCCAAACTTTTGTATGAATATTTCAACCGCGCTGTATTTTGCTGCGAATGTTTTTGCCCTTGCGTCATGCGGGAGCCATATTTTACCAAGCGCACGAATGCCATTCTTTTTCCTGTATTGGATTATTTTTTCTTCGAGGCGATCACACCATTGGTCAGCGTCTAAACCAAACCCGCAGTCATAGTCAAAAATCGTATAGCCGCCGATTGTTGGCTGCCAGAAATACCATGTTGATGTGTCTTTTCTGCCTATGTCTGCACTGATATAAAAATCAGCGCCATTGGGGTCAAATTCAACATGAGAACCTATCCGACCCTGTTTTTCCAGCTTTGATATTCCAGCCGCTAGTATCGCGCCAATGTTCGACGCAGTAAAGCTGCACATATATTCTTGGTCAAACTTAGATAATCCGTAATCCTCGCCAAACTCGTCAATAAATGCTTTTTTCTCTTTCGCTATTTCTTCTAACGTCAAGACTTTTGTTTGCTCAACGTCTAAAATTTCTGCATAAGCTTCCGGGTTGTTTCTTGCCGCCTGGAATGTCTTGTATGCGTGATTTTTGCCGCGTGGCGTTGTAATAAATATCTGCCAGCCTTTATTTTCCGCAAGAATCGGGCGAAAATGCGCTCTGGAGTTTGGATTAGCAAGCGCCCACTCTGAATATACAATCCCGGCTGGCGTAGCGCCGACAAGACTATTGTAACTATCGCTCCCGACCACTTGCCACGTTGACCCGTTTTTGAACTCGATCATCATTTCCTGATTTCGGGTCGTTTTTCGTAGCTCAACCGGGAAAGCCTCATCTATTCGCTTTTTGCCAGTGTGCGGGTTTACAGCATCCCAAATAGCTTTACGTGCTTGAGAGTATTCCGGGAGCATGTGCCAATAACCTGCCACTCTCTCAAAAACAGCACACGCCGCGCGGTGCAATGCTATTTCGTCTTTGCCTGACCGCCTGTGCCAGATCAATTCAGCATGCCGTCCACCGCG